ATGAAATGATGTTTCCAGGCGATCCGGCCGGCGGTGCGGAGGAATGTATCAATTGCCGTTGTTCTGTTGCTTATTTCCCAATACAAGGCGCGCAAACCGTTGGCGAAATAACCGATATAAACTTTGGATTAGGTGGCGGAACACAAACCGGTTTTGGTTTAGGTAATTTTGTAAACGCTATCGGTTCGTCGATTGTTTCAAGTGCGCAAAATATAGCAGAACGAACCGCCGGTGCTTTTAAGAGTGTAAAAGAATTTAAAAACGGAATGACGGAATTGTTTTCAAAATATAAAATTGATTTGTCATCAATTAGAGCGTCAAAAAAATTAACCATTGAACAATATAATTTAATTTACAATAAATTAGATGACTTATTTTTAAAATATAATTTCGGTTCAATAGAGAATCAGCAATCAATTAAAATGTTGTTTAGTAGTGGCGTTCGTACTTATGGATATATTGAACGTTACGCGGTAAGCGGAAAACTTACAAAAATAAATTTAGGCGATTTAATTGAAGACGCGGCATCAAGGGCCCGGATAATTGAAAATAAATTCACGACTCGTTGGTTTAGTGCCGTCGATGCCGACAAAATTTTGTTGTCAACGCCGGTTCACGAAATGGCACACGTTTTATTGCATACGTCAATGAAAGGCAAACGCGAAGTTTTAGATAAAATTCGAGAAATTCGACGACAATATTATGCGGAAATTAGGAGTTTGAGAGATGCAAACAATATAAAGAAATACAATGAAATTTATATTGGAAAATATGCGCTGCATTCACTAGATGAATTTATTGCCGAAGCATTTACCGAATTTACATTGTCATCAAATCCTTCAAAATATTCAAATCTAGTTGGTGAAGTAATTGAACAATATTTAAAAAATTAATAAATGGCTACATTAAAAGAATCAAATAAAACAAATTGTTTTCATTGTAAAAATTTTAATGAATTTCAAGGTAATTGCAAAGCATTTCCAAAAGGAATTCCTTATGGCGTTGGAACATTAGAACCACACAACGAACCAATAAAAGGACAAGGAAATAATATTGTGTTTGAACGTGGCGAACCAAACCAAAGCTAAATTCTAAAATTCGTATATTTACAAAAATTTTTCTATATGAATACAATTCTCTATAAAGCGGCGCCGGTTGGCGAATTAATAGACGCCGACGAAAAAGCCGGAATCATTAAAGGATACGGAAGTTATTTCGGAAACAAAGATTCCGATAATGACGTAATAATGAAAGGCGCTTATAAAAAGACAATCGAAGAAAATGGCGCACGCGTTAAATATTTATATCAACATGATATGAATCAACCAATCGGAAAAATGACTGAATTATATGAAGACGAAAAAGGATTGGTATTCGTTGCAGAAATTGCAAAAACGCAATTAGGAAATGACGTTGTTGAATTAATGAAGTCCGGAGTAATTACCGAAAATTCCGTTGGAATAATGCCATTGCAAAAAAATAATAAAGACGGTTATCGCGAAATAACGGAAGTTAAATTATACGAAATTAGCGCCGTTACATTAGCAGCAAATGACCAAGCAAAAATTTTAGACGTCAAAGGAAATATTGACGTTGATAAATTATCAAAAAGATATGATAGCCTTTCAAAATTAATTCGCAAAGGCGAAATATCGGACGAAATGGGTTTTGCCATTGAAGCCGAAATATTAAAACTAAAATCATTATTTATTGAGTTCACAAAGCCGGTTGATGAAATCACTTTGCCGAATGTTGAAGTAAAAAACAATGATTCAGAAGTGTTCAATTATTTAATTAATTCCCTAAAAAAATAAAAATGGAGGAAAATTTAAAAAACCAATTGGATCAATTCAATAATGCTATTGATTCAAAAATCGAAAAATCTAACAACGAAGTTGTTGAAAACGTTGTTGTAAAGGCAAACGAAATCGTTAAATCTGAAATTTCAGAAATGGCGACAAAATTAAATGAAAGATTAGACGCAATTGAAGTGGCTAATAAAAAAGCGTTTAGCACAAAAAAAAGAATGACATTCAAAGGCGCATTAAACGAAGCGTTTGAAGGTGGAGCAATCGAAAATCTTGCAAAAGGAAATTCAAGAAGTGCATCATTCGAAATTAAAGCCGACATGACAGTTGCTGCGGATTTTACCGGCGAAGTTATTCCGGCGGACCGCGTTCCAGGATACAAATTTGATCCAACAAGACCGGTTCACGTTAGACAATTATTGGCGCAAGGTTCAACGCAATCAGACGTTGTTCGTTTCGTAAAAGAAAGCGGATATTCAAACGGCGCGGCTGCAACGGCACAAGGTGCAACATTAGGTCAATCGGATTTCGATATGACGGCAGCAGATGCAAACGTTCGTAAAATTGGAACGTATTTCAGAATAAGCGAAGAAATGTTAGCAGATACACCACAATTGACAAGTTACCTTTCAGCGCGTGCGCCGGAAAAACTTTTGGAAGTTGAGGATACGCAAATATTAAGTGGCGACGGAACCGGAGCAAATTTAAGTGGTATCATAACAGACGCAACGGCATTCGCTGCGGGCGATTTAGCCGATTCAGTTGATAACGCAAACGATTTTGACGTGATTGTTGCAGCATTAAACCAATTGGCAAATGCAAACTACAATGCAGATTGTATCATGTTAAATCCTTCAGATTTTCATAAAATCCTATTATTAAAAGATTCGCAAAATAACTATCTTAAAGATCAAGTTTATAACGGTCTTCAACCGGTATTTATGGGCGTAAAAGTAGTTTTAAACACTGCAATTTCAGCCGGCGATTTCTTAATTGGAAACTTTGGCGTTGGGACACAATTATGGGTTCGTGACGGAATAAACGTTGAATTTTTCCGCGAAGACGGAACAAACGTTCGTGACGGATTTGTGACGGTAAGAGTAAGCGAAAGAGTAGCTTTAACAAACTATTTACCAAATGCGTTTGTTAGTGGCGATTTCGCAACTGCAAAAGCAGCATTAGAAACACCATAATAACATTTTATTGTTATAAATTAGGGCCTAGATTCATTTCTAGGCCTTTTTTTATTTCCTTATTTTATAGGGGTTACAAAAGAAAATGAAAAAAAACTTTAAAAAAAAACTGAAAATATTTTTTTAATTCGAATATGTGTTTTATATTTGTATCAAACAAAAACAAATAAATATTAAAATTAAACATTATGAAATTTACAATCGAAAATCAAAAGCAAAACAGTATCTCAAGAACAACAAAACAAACTGTAAAGCATTTTTTATATAGTAACAATGAAGTATCAATATCGGGAATGGACGGAAAGCATTCAGTATGGCACAAGCAAGGACATAGAATGTCACAAAAAATTGACAATTTAAACATTAATGATGCGGTTGATTTCGCAAATAAATTAATTTTATCAATATAAAAAAAACATTAACCGGCGCGTTTCGGCGCGCCATATTTTTAGAACAATGAAAACAATTAAAAGAATTATTACACGTTACAAACAAGAAATGAATTTAACGCCTTTTAAGACGGTTAAATTAGAAACCGGTATAATATGCCAACATTATAGAAACGGAACAATTAAAGTGCTTTAAAATGGACAGACTAGAAAAATTAATTGATTTATTTGAATCATCGGAAAATGTTTATATTTTAAACGAATTAAAGTTATTAAAAACCGAAATCAATACTTTGGTTTTAGATACACAAATTGAAACGTTAAAAAATTTAAAAAAGGAATTAATATCAAAAATTTAAAAATTATGTGGGGATTAGATTATATTCCAGGCGACGAACCGGAATTTGAATGCGCCGTTTGTGGCGTTCCAATGTTTGAAGATGCCGGCGTTTGTTCAAACGTTTGTTTTGAAGCGGACCAATTATAAGAACATGAAGAAAATTTATATAAAATACATTTTAACAATATTATTTATTTTTTTTGCAATTAGAATATTGTTATTATTTAACGATTTGACAACGGCGTTATTTTTGGGAACATTAGCCATTTGCGTTGCATTGTCGGACGACAATTAAATTTCATAATTTAATTTTTATTTATTTTGTTTGAAAGTCGATCATTAAGTTGGTCGGCTTTTTTTTGTAATTTTATAAAATGAATCAAAACGTTTTTGGTTGCTATTCAGAATATTTATTCGCCGTCAAGGCAATGGAAAATAATTTGTTGGTTTCATTTCCTTTGCTGC